TACCTCCTCTTCTATTGCTTTGGATAGTAGTAGAAGGAATAATATCAATTTTTGAATAACACAGGAAAAATAATGAACATTGAAAACCCGGTTGAATTTGTACAAAAACAACTTAATAATATCATTGACGAAATTCATCCGCTCTTTACTGCTATCTCTGATGAAGAACTCGTAGAAGACAACGAAGATCATGGAGTATTTGAACGATCATTTTTGCATGAGACTGGAGATAGGTTTCTTATGCGTTGGCGAGTTTATTATGGCACTCCAGAAACAGTACGAACTGTATTTGAACCAGCTCAAAAATTTACTAGTTAACATTTATAAAGAATCAGTATATATTCTTAATATAAGAAACAAAAGGAAACTAAATAAATGGAAATTCTTATTAACTACGTACTTCCAAATATCGCTCTCTTTGGCGGAATTTACCTTTTCGCGAAAGGTATTGAAAAGGTATCATGGTATGTAATTTGCAATTATTACGATATCGTAAACACAATCAAAGGAATCAAAAATGCCTAATATTAAAGTCGCACTATATGGAACCGCAGCTGTCGTTGGCCTCGGTCTGCTTACATGGGGCGGCATCTATGTAAATGGCTTCTTCAATGCCGAGCGTGAAGCACAACGAACAAATGTTCTTAAAGAGTCACAAGCATATACAGATGGTATGCGTACTCAGTTGAATAACTTGTATCTCGAATATCAAAAAGCAGATAACGCTGGTAAGATGGGTATTGCAAATGCAACACGTGACATCTTTGCTGCTGTAGATACTACTGACTATCCAGCATACCTTCAAACATTCCTAACTCAAGTCGGAGCACGATAATATGAAAAAGATTCTACTTACAACCGCACTCGCGATTGGTATTGCATCTCCTGCACTAGCATTTTGGGGTACTAGTTCAACTCCGAGTTCAGACAAAAGCACTGCCGAACAAATGGAGCAGTTGCTTAAAGAAGGTGAACGTCAAACTGGACTTCCAGCTATTACAAACTTTACTGAAAAGCGTATGGTAAAGTGGCTTTACGAACTGCGTGATCAACCCAACTATCGTACTTACACTTATATTGTTACTATGACAGGCAAGTTGGTAAAGATCTGTGATAGCGTAGGTTACGGTATTAATGCAAGTATCCAATATAGCAACCCAGAAAAAATGGTCCATGATTATGGTATGGATGGCCGAAGTGCAGCATTTATGCCTCAAGCTGAACCTAATGCGTTATTTATGCCCGAAGGTCTTGCTGCTACGTATGTTATGTGTGTAAGCGAAGGCAGTGACGATGTAAAAGCTGTGTATATCGAACCAGAGATCATCGTTAGCCCGATTGAACTCGATTATGTAAATTCTCAATAATTGAAATAAAGGAAATATAATAATAATGTTTGGACTTATTTTTGGTATTATCCTGGTGGTTGGCGCGATTGTTATTCGCGCTGTCCCATTGGATGCGCAACTAAAGAAAATCCGCGGTGTAGTATCTAGCATCGTTGGCGTAGTTGGTATTTTGGTTGGTGTTGGTGGCTCGGTTGGCTACAACGACGCTGGTTATTGCCAACACATTCGTACCATCTTTGGTAATGAAACTTCAACTTGTAACACAGGTTGGTATTTTGAAGGCTGGGGGACTAGTACAGAATGGCCTCACTATATCACAGTAGCAAATACCATTGATGCAACCGGTGAAAGCACTGCATCAGTATTCCAAGGCTCTGTAATGCTACCGTATCGTGTCCGTCTTGCGGATAACTGGACCGGTGATGTGACACAAACAACTCGTTTCGGTATCCCACAAGATGAATCCCAGTTTATCAAAATGGCACGTGACTTCCGTAGCCCAGAACGTCTAATTAATACCACTCTTAAGCCTGCTGTAACTGCGAGTATTGACTCTGTAGCTAACATGTTTACCATGGAAGAATACTATGCAGGTGGCAAGCGTGACACATTCAAAAGTGAGTTTACTAACGCCGTAGAACAAGGTCGTGCTCAAGTTCGCCAAGTACGACTAAACCAAGCAGGTGGAATTGTGCCTAGCCGTGCTGCTGCAAGCAATAGCGAGGTAACTGCAAATACAGCCGAAGTTGGCGATACTGATGTTCGCAGTGTAGTTATTGAAAAACTTACTGATGCTGCAGGTAACGACATTCGTATTCCACACGCCTTTATGGATTACGGTGTAACTGTTGCGAGTGCTATCCTTGAAAACGTTGATCCTGATGATGAATATGAACGTCAGATTGGTGAACGTAAAAGTGCTGCTAGCCGTCGAGTAGTTGCTCGTGAACAGCGACTAGAACAAGAAGAACAGCGTCTGCTTGCAATTCAAGAAGGTGATACCAATATTGCCCGCCGTCAAGCTGCTGCACAAGTTGAGCAAATCCAACAGACCACTGATGCTGAAACGCAAAAGAAACTGGCTCTGATTGCTGCTGAACAGGTTCGCGAAGGTGCCCGTATTGCACAAGAGACTGCCGCAATTAACCTGGAACGAGCACGTATTGATGCTGAAAGTGTAACGGTTGCTGCTGATGCTGAAGCCTACGCAAAAGAAGCTATCCTTACTGCTGACGGCGCTCTACAACAGAAACTTGACGCGTGGGTTGCTGCGCAACGTGTTTGGGCTGATGCTGCAAGTAAGATCAATGTTCCAAGCACTGTGTTTAACAACGGTGGTGAAGGCACTGCAGGTAACGCTCTTGGTACAGTAGATCAATTCATGCAAATGATGATGATGAAAACTGCTCAAGACTTGCATGTTGATCCTACTATCACTCGCTAAAAAAGCAAATAAATGCAGGGTGGAAGCACTAATGCTTCCACCTTTTTAATTAATAGGAGACAAAATGTTTAAATTTATTAAAAACGCTTTTAAATCAGTTAAAGACGGAAACGAATATCGGCTTGCAAAATACGGTCCTTCTGATACATTTGCAGAAAGTTTTGAAAAAGCTCGTATTTATAGAAAAAACCAAAAAGCTAATGCACCAAAACTACTTTCTATGCTTGTGTCAAACGCAGAACTTAGAGAAATAGACAATTTTAAAGCTAAGTTTCATTATTGGGATAGCTGGACTGGAGGCAGATTTCATCGTGAAGAAAATCCCGCTTATGGTACACGTTGGGGTGCAAATATTAATCACGGATCTATTTGCAGATCTGATCCAGTTACGGGTTATTGGAAAGCTCTTTAATAGTTGACATTAGTAAAGAATCAGTATATATTACTATTATAAGTAATGAAAAGGAACACATTATGGAACGATTTTTTCTGCGAGTTAATGAAGTTCTTGAGCAATACAACAGAACTGAAGTCAATGATCCAATTGTAAAACGTGGTGAAAAAAAATCACTATCTCGCATCTTTTCAAATGGAATTTTCGGAGGAATGTTCCGCGCTCTTATTGGCAAGGATAACTAAAATGAACTACACTTTTCCTATGATCCGCACTATCGATGAAGTACTTCCGCATATTGAAGGAAGAAGCGAATTTATTGTGGCAGAGAGAGAATTTGGTTATGTTATTAACTATGTAGTTGCTATGCAGCATACCTTCGACATGGATGAAGGTGATATTGGCGGAGCAATTCGTCGAGAGTGCAGAGGACTTATTTTTGATAAAGAAGGCAAGATTATGTCTCGCCCGTTCCATAAGTTCTTCAACGTGAATGAGCGTGAAGAGACTCAAACTCATTTGATTGATATGACTAAGCCTCATGTTATTATGGAGAAAATGGATGGTTCTATGATCCGTCCTATCCGTATGAATGGTATTGTTCGCCTTGCTACCAAGATGGGTGTTACCGACATTGCCATCGAAGCTGAAAAGCTGCTCACTCCTGAGCAATATGAGTGGCTTGAAGAAGTTATGAAAATCAATGTTACTCCGATCTTTGAGTATATCGCTCCGACCAACAAGATTGTGATCGAGTACGGTGAACCGAAGCTTGTTCTTCTGGCTATGCGTAACAACTTCTCTGGTAACTACTACATGCCTCACTCGGCTCCGTTTGATATTGTTCCACAGTATGGTTTCTTAGAAGGCGGTCTATCGGAATATATTGCTCGTGCTCGTGAAATGTCTGGCCGTGAAGGTGACATCATTCGGTTTGCAGATGGACATATGGTAAAAATTAAGAACGACTGGTATGTTCGTATTCACAAGACCAAGGACTTGATCCGTTCGGAACGCAACATTGCTGATATTATCATCAACGAAGAGCTTGATGATGTTATTCCTCTTTTGGATGCTACTGACCTTATTACTGTTCGCAAATATGAAAAGCGGTTCGACGCTGCTATTGAAAATGTTCTTGGCCGATTGGAAGGTCTTGTGACTCTTGCTCGAGTTTTGCACGGCGGAGTAAAGAAGGAAGTCGCTATCAACTTTGTTCCTAATCTCATCAACAAAGATGATGCTTCGTTTATCTTTTCTGCTTTGGATGGAAAAGAACTCCGCCCAATGCTTATCAAAAAGATCAAAGCATCTGTGGGTAATGGTCCTAAGTACGATTCAACGATTGAGTGGATGGAAGCTTAATGCCTAAATTCATAGAAAGTTCTGTAATTGACTTGGCGCAGTATACATTATTTTTACGCCAAGTCAGAAAAGGCTTTGATGAAAAATATGTGTATGGTATTGAAGAAGCTATCAGTGGCGATAAAAACGTAGTATTTCACCTAATAGACCAACTAACTGAAGAAAAAGAAGTTTGCATGGTATCTGCAAAATTTATTCTTGAATTTTATGGAGAGAAAACTGAAGATGAATGAAGTAATTGAAAAACCAAAAAAGAGTCTTCTTGAAGACTACGATTATGAACAAAAGGTTCGTATGCTCACGCTCAAAAAGCGTATTGAATGGTTTATTGAAAATAAGCCAAGCATGTCTCAAAATGAAAAGTGGGATGCTTTTCGTGATATGCACGAAGACTATGAAACTGATTGGAAGCGGCTTATTGATATGACTAATTCAGTTATTCGTAAAAAGGGATTGAGTGTATGGTAGAATATTTACTAAGTGCTGCATACATAGTTGGCGTAGTTTTTACCGCGTATTTTGTTTACAACAAACTTAAAAGCACAAATAAAGATGGTGACCCAGAAGGATTAGATCTTCTAACCTCGTGTGGCACTGGAGTATTTTGGCCTATATTTGTTCCTTTATATGTTCTTTTTTTGATATTGTCTAGTTGACATTCGCTGAGAATCAGTATATATTCTTATTATAAGAAATGAAAAGGAACTACAATATGTCTTATGATTTCGACTATTACTCTGGAACAGATTTGCGTTATCCAACTAAACCGATCAAGCCATCGCTTGGACGCAATCCAAAGTCGTTTGAAGCTCGTGCTTATGCTGATGATCTAGAAGACTATGCACGTCAGCTTGAAGGCTATCAAGAAGATAAATCTTATTACAATGACCGACTGAATCTGCGACTCGCTGAACTAAAAACTCATCTTATCGGTGAATACGGTATTACCGAAGCACAGATGAATGTTCTTTGGAGTCATGCTTGGGATGATGGGCATTCCGCAGGGCTTAGCCAAGTCGTTAGTTACTTTGACAAATTTTATTCCATTGCTTCAGAGTTTGCTGCTCTGCAGAAGGAATAAACCTAATGACAAAATTGAAGCATATGAAAAAATGAAATCCAGTATGACTTGGGAAAAACAAAATGGGTAAATCAGCTATGAATGGCACTCCGATGTCGAGTCAGATTATTTTTCTTGAAGACAAGATTGCAGAACTTGAAGCCGAAAATGAAAAGCTTCGTAAAGGTCTTGAAATTTATAAAAGAGAGCGAGAGCGTTTCAAGCATAACAATGCTGAAATGACGGGTGCTTATTTCTTGTCTGGCGGCTATGGCGAAACCGATAATAATATGCTACCTCAATTTGTGAGAATTGTTCCAGCATACGGGTGCGCTTGGGAGCAAGTATATGTAAAAACAGATAAAACTATTTCCTATGAGGGAAGTTGATTTATAGTTGACATTTACTCCGAATCAGTATATATTCATACTATAAGAAATGAAAAGGAATGCGGCATGAGTGATACATCTTTTAAAAAATTTACATCTATTGATAAATTTGCTGACTCTTGGCTAATGATGCAGAAACAGGAAATTGGTCAACTCAAGTTTCGCTCTAAGATCAAACTTCACGGGTGTTTTTCAAAAAATGCGCTTGTAACACTTGCAAACGGCGAGCAAGAAGAAATCAGCAAACTTGATACTGGTACTAGTATTTTGTCATATAACGAAAACACACAAGAAGTAGAATTTGACGAAATTACGCAAGTAATTTCACAAGACTTAGATAAAGAATGGATTAAGCTTTTTTTTGATGACGGCACATACGTAGAATGCACCGAAGATCATTTGTTTTTGACTAAAAATAGGGGATGGGTTGAAGCTAGCAAATTGACCGACAAGGACATTTTTGTAAAATTGCCTTAAAATTTTGGATTTTATAAATATCTCTTTATTAGTACCGTAGAGATATTATATGAAACGAACAAAGAAACAACAAGAAATAGTAGATTTTAATTGCGAGACGTGCTTTGAAAAATATTCAATGGATAAAGAAAAAGGCTTAAATAGAACTAAAAGAAAAATAGCAGGCGGCCGGTTCTTGTGCGAAAAATGTACACGTTTAGAAAATAATAAAAGGTTAGTGCAATCAGGAACCGCGGCACTATCAAAAATATCAAAAGAAAATAGAAAATTAAATGCATCTAAAGCAGGTAAAATCAGTTCCACACAACCCAACAAAGGTAGATTTACCACGGAAAGATGGGAAGAAAAAACTGAAGAAGATAAACAACTTCATGTAAGCAGAGCAAATAAAGCTTTATGGGATAAAATAAAAACAGACGCAGATTTTAAAGCGCTGTACTACAAAAATACATATGGTAACCGAAAAATAGGGTTTATATCAAAGGGTCAAAGAGAAGTCTTTGAAGCTGTTAAACTTGAAGGATTTGAAGAAGAAATTCTAATTGAGATGATGTCCATCGACGTTTGTAACAAAGAATTGAAGATTGCTATAGAATATAACGGCGACTATTGGCATTGCAACCCAAGGACGTGGAAAGCAGATCAATATAATCCCGCAATAAAAATGTTTGCAAAAGATAAATGGACTTCAGATATGAAAAGGGTCTATTATCTTAAAAGCTTAGGATACACAGTTGTTACAGTATGGGAAAATGACTGGAAAACAGATAAAGAATCTTGTTTGAAAAGGATATACGATGCGATTGATAAGAAAAGAAACTATAGAAAGACAGAAATGTTATGATATTTCTGTAAAGAAAAATCACAATTTTTTCGTAAATGATATTTGCGTGCACAATTCAAACGCCGGCGTTCGTATTAAAGGTGGCGAAGTGTTTTATCAAAAGCGAACAGGTGATGTCACACTGCTCGCAGATAATGCTGGTTTTGCATCTTTTGCATATACGGTCGATTGGAAAACAGATCAAGACATCATCATTTATGGTGAGTGGGCTGGTCCAGGAGTTCAAAAATCTGATGCTATCTGCATGATCCCGCAAAAAATGTTCTTTGTATTTGGTGTCCTAGTAGAAGATCATATGATCACGGAACCGGCACTTATTCGAGAGCATATTCCATACCATGAACGCATCATGATTCTTCCATGGTTTGATGAACCAACAACGATTGATAGCCTAGACGTTTCTACTGCAAAAAATCTATCTGCGCGTCTTGATGCTGATGTAAAAGCTATTGGTGATGAAGATCCTTTTGTTAAAGAACACTTTAATGTTTCAGGCGCTGGTGAAGGTCTAGTTGTTTCTCCATATTTTGAAGAAGGTGTAGTTCCTCTTTGGATGTTTAATACATTCACATTCAAAGTAAAATCTGAAGCACACCTTGTCCAAAAGACTAAAAGCCCAAATTCTTCTATTTACATTGAAATTCCGGGGTCTGTAAAAGATTTCTGCGATCAGTTTGTTACCGATAACCGTTGCGAACAAATGATCACTGATCATCTTGCTGGATCGTATGCAATGCAGGGTGTGGGAACATTCCTGAAAGAACTCAATGCTGATATTCTGAAGGAAAGCAAAAACGAGTTTGCTGAACTTGGTGTTGACTGGAAAATAGTAGCAAAAGAAATTAACAAGCGCGCTGTTGCTTGGATGAAAGAAAAACATAAGGTATAATGAAAATGACTACGATTGAAAATTTGAAAACTGTAACAATGAAACTTCGTAAAGATCGCTCACCACTCGGTGCTATTATGCAGTTTCACATTGCCGAAGTTTCAAAAATTGGCAAGACTAATGGCAACCGCGAAACTTCAGAAGACGAAGCAATTCAATATTTGAAAAAGACTGTACAACGGTTAAAGGAAGATCCACATTCCAACTTACAAGAAGTTGATGTTCTTGAAAATCTGCTTCCTCGAATGGCCACAGAAGACGAAGTTCGTGCTCATATCTTTATGCTCGAAGCAGAACAGGGTCTTGATATTTCAAACAAAGGTGCAGTTATGAAAGCTGTAAAAGCCGAGTTCGGAGCTTTGATTGACATGAAAATGGTAGGAGGTATGCTCTAATGGAAATAGCAATTTTATCTTTTTTAACATTCTTATTGATTGCATTGCTCTGGGCTTTGATTTGTAATAAAAGAACGTTTGATCAAAGAACTAAAATTTATTTGCCAAAATATGATGATGAAAATTTTTATGAAAAACTTGCCATTTTTGATAGTGTATCTTATGATAAACATTTTTGGTTCTTAATTACATTCCGCAATCCATCTAAGCTATATAATGCAAAAAAGTAAAATGAACATATATGACGTAGCAGCTAAACTAGATGGTATCCAGTACCGACAGGGTGAACCAGACAGGGCCTTTGAGAAAGAGTTGAGGGATAATAGGCTTGTCGTTGTCATAGGTTCTAGTGATGATCTAGTTAACTTCTACGGAGCAATCAGTGATGAATTAGGTGCATATGAGCACTATATAGATTCAAAAGGCTTAGCTAAGAATAGATGCGATTGTGATGAATGCCCATACTATTTGGAGACGTTAAAAGACGCATATATAATTGACCCTAAATGGTGCGAGCATTCAGATTATGCATGGACATACGAAACTAATATTGCTCATGCTACTTTCGACGTTATGGAAGATGATGAAAAATATTGCCGTGGTATCGTATTTAGTTTAGATAATCTATATATTGCATAATAAATACCTATAAAAAGAGGTATGTAATGATAGAGTATTTAAAAAGAGTTGGTATAGCGTTATCTGTATTATTTAACGTATTGCTTGGAGGTTACTCGAACCAATCATTTAGCGCTAGAAACTATGATTGGAAAAAGCAAGGAAAACGAAACTTAGTTTCTGTGATAGACTTTGTTTTCAAAAAAGTGTTTAAAGATGATAACCATTGTCTTTCTGCTTGGGTTTATTGGTATACTAGAAAAAATTATAAGCAAAGGAATTGAAATGATAAAAATTTATGGAAAGCCCGCATGCCCTTGGTGCGTGAAGGCTAAAAAGCTTGCTGAAAGATACGGCCTTAAGTATGAATACGTTGACATTCAATATAAAGAAGGTTATGATGAATTAGCTGCAAAGATGCCAGAAGTAAAAACTGTACCACAAATTTGGTGGCATGGCAATCATATTGGTGGATATGAAGAATTTGCTAGGGAAATAGAAAATACTTCTGGCGGCTATGGCGATGGCAAAATTTAACGGTTGACAATTTACTTACTTTATGATATATTTTTATTATGGTAAAGAAAATGAAAGCTAAGAAAAGCAAAAAACAATTATTGGCTGAAGCTAAGTTAGAGCATGAAAAGTTTCTTAAGAAACTTGGATATATTGGTAGGTTTAAAGGTAAATCTATAAATGAAATACCAAATTACAAAACAGAATCTAAAGTTCCTAATACTTCTGATACTATAGGAATTGGCAGCAAGCTGCCGAGATCAATATATACCGGTAATGAAATTATGGGTATTGCTACAACTCATAAATCCAATATGGTACCTATACGAAAGGATAATAAACAAGCAGCTATTGATGTCGCCAATATGAGAAGATAAATATCCCTATTAGCATGTAGGGATAATATATGACTTGGTACTATAAAGATGAAGAATTTACCTCCGAAATGATAGATGATTATGTAGGTTTTGTTTATTTGATAACAGACAAATCTAACAACAAGAAATATGTTGGTAAAAAACTTCTCACGTCGAGACGAAAGCTTCCACCTCTTAAAGGCAAGACACGAAGGAGAACTGTAGTAAAAGAAACCGACTGGCAAAAATACTATGGCTCATCAGAAGAAGTTAAGCTGATGGTAGAAGAAAAAGGATCTGACAATTTTCACCGAGAAATTCTTTTCCTTTGTAAATCTAAGGGCGAGCTTGGCTACATAGAAGCTAAATATCAGTTTGAGCACGATGTTCTTCTGCGTGATGACTATTACAACGGAATTATACAGTGCAAAATCCATAGAAACCACGTCAGATCTTTAAAAACTAGTTGACATTTGTCATAAATGAGTATATATTTAATTATAGATAACTTGAGGAGTTCAAAATGTACATTACACGTGAAAGCGTAATTACCGGTATCAAACGTACCCGTAGCATCCCAGCAAACCCAGATGATATGTTGGCGTGGAAAGCGGGCCTTGGAAGTGTGCAAGACTTGATGCCTTATCTTAATGATAATGACCGCGAATTTCTTCTTTCTGGTATTACTCCAGAAGAATGGGATGAAGCCTTTCTTGATTCTGAAGAAGATTCAGAATACCAAGACGTAGAATGGGTGTAATAATTTTCAATGGACCTCCTGGAACAGGTAAGGATGAAGCTTGCCTGTTCTTTAAGCAAAGGGGATTCACACACCTGAGTTTTAAATATCATTTGTTTCGTGCGACTGCAGAGTTTTACGATGTCCCATTGGCTTGGTTTATGGAAGGTTATGATGACCGAAGCATAAAAGAAAGACCAGAGCATCGGCTTGACGGATTTTCTCGTAGACAAGCACTTATTTTTGTTTCTGAAGAAGTAATAAAGCCAAGGTATGGTAAAGATTACTTTGGAGCTATGGCAGCAAAAGAAATGGAATTAGACGGAAATTATTGTTTCAGTGATGGTGGATTTATGGAGGAACTTATTCCTATTATAAATACTATTGAAGCTGAAAATATATCTATTGTTCAGCTTACGCGAGAAGGTTGCGATTTTTCTTCTGATTCTAGACG